TGAGTGATCTGCAGTACGCGCCCAACTTCGACCAGTTGATTGATCAGTATGCAGAGCAATCGTCCATCAGCGGGATGCCATCACGCAATCCGCAGTGGCCGATGTACCAGCAGATGGTCGCTGCCGGCGCATTCCATGTGATCTGTGCCCATGCTGATACCAGGCTGGTTGGCTTTGTCACTGTGCTTTGCTCTGTGTTGCCGCACTACGGTGCGCTGATGTGCACGACGGAATCATTCTTTGTGGATGAGCACTACCGAAAGGGCGGCACGGGATTGCGGATGCTGAGAGAAGCAGAGCAATTGGCCAAGGACCTTGGTGCGTATGGCTTGCTGATCAGTGCCCCAATGGGTGGCCGATTGGCAGATGTGCTTCCCAGGGCTGGCTACGAAGAGACGAACAGAGTGTTTTTTAGGAAGCTGGCATGAGCAATGTGGTAGCCCTTGAACGCAGAATCCCAGCGATGAGCAACGATGCCATCGCTTCGGTGCGTGCGCTCGAGCATTCGCTATCTGACATGCCGCAACAGAAGATCGAGACGCACCATGCGTTGCACGGCGGAATGTACGCCCGCACGATTCAGATAAAAGCCGGCGTCCTGCTTACAGGCGCCGAGATCCTGGTACCGACCACGCTGATCGTCAATGGCGATGTCACTGTCTATGTAGGTGACCAGTCGGTTCGCTTGCAAGGCTACTGTCTACTGGCTGCTGGCGCTGGTCGCAAGCAGGCATTCCTCGCGCACGAAGACACAATACTCACCATGCTGTTTGCGACCGATGCCACGAGCATCGAGCAGGCAGAGAACCAATTTACGAACGAGGCGCACATGCTCATGTCGAGACAAGATGGCGCGATCAATCACTTCAACATCACAGGAGAATGACCTATGTCAGGTGCAACGATGGCAGTGCTGGCCACAACAGCTGCAGTGGGTACGGCATACAGTGTTTACGCTGGTGAGCGAGCAGCTGGCCAGCAACAGCAAGCCCAGGCTGAGGCCAAGAAGGCCGCAACTGAGCAAGCAAACCAGGCAGACCAGGCCAACAACAAGGCCAACGCCAAGCGCGCCGATGTTGGCGGTCTGCTCTCAGCCAATATGCAGCAGGCCCAAGGTGGTGGCAGTAGCACCATGCTGACTGGTCCAACAGGCGTCGATCCGGGTTCGCTTAACCTCGGCAGAAACACTCTTCTAGGCTCATAACATGTCAGAGTACACCAGCGACGCACAGTCAAATTCCAAGTCACCCACGCGTGACAAGCTGTACACGCGCTGGGGACAACTGAAGACCGAGCGCGCATCGTGGTATCCGCACTGGAAAGAGCTGTCGGATTACATGCTGCCGCGCAGCGGTCGATTCTTTATTCAGGACCGAGATCGTGGCCAGCGCCGGCACAACTCGATCTACGACAACACCGGCACCAGGGCGCTTCGCATCCTGGGCGCTGGCATGATGTCTGGCGCCACATCGCCGGCCAGGCCGTGGTTTCGACTGACGATCGCTGATCCTGACCTGGCGCAGTACGGCCCGGTCAAGCAGTGGCTGTCCGACGTCACGGTTCTCATGCTCTCAGTGTTCCAGAAGTCGAACACCTATCGCAGCCTGCACTCGATGTATGAGGAGCTGGGCTGCTTTGGCACTGGCGCATCGATCGTGATGCCTGACTTCAAGAACATCATCCACCACCAGACCCTGACCACTGGCGAGTATTGCATTGCCACTGACTTCAGAGGCAACGTGAACACCCTCTACCGTGAGTTTCAGCAGCCGGTACATGCTGTTGTCGGTGAGTTTGGGTATGACAACTGCAGCAAGACGGTCAGGAACATGTTCGACCGCGGCACGCTCGACACCTGGGTGACGATGGTGCATGCCATCGAGCCAAGAGCAGACCGTGAGCGCGACACTCGAAAGAAGGACGCCAAGAACATGGCGTACAAGTCGTGCTACTTCGAGCTCAACGCGGAGCCCAACAAGTATCTGCGCGAGTCCGGCTTCAAGGAATTCCCCGCCCTGGCACCTCGCTGGGCAGTAGCCGGTGGCGACATCTACGGCAACAGCCCTGGGATGGAAGCACTGGGCGATGTGAAGCAATTGCAGCACGAACAGTTGAGAAAAGCGCAAGGCATTGACTTCAAGACATTGCCGCCGCTCCAGGTTCCAACGTCGATGAAGAACCGCGACATCGACCGCATGCCAGGTGGCATCAGCTATTACGACGCGACGACGCAAGGTGGCGGCATTCGCTCTGCGTATGAAGTGAACATCGATCTGTCGCACTTGCTGGCTGACATCCAGGATGTGCGCGAGCGCATCAAGGGTTCGTTCTATGCGGACCTGTTCCTGATGCTGGCCAACAGCACCAACTCGAGCATGACGGCAACCGAAGTGGCCGAGCGCCATGAGGAAAAGCTGCTCATGCTGGGACCGGTGCTCGAGCGCCTGCACAACGAGCTGCTCGACCCGCTGATCGAGATGACGTTCAGCCGAATGATCGAGGCCGGCGTAGTCCCGCCTCCACCAGAAGAGCTCCACGGCATGGACATCAGCGTCGAGTTTGTATCGATGCTGGCCCAGGCACAACGTGCGATCGCGACCAACGGGATCGACCGCTTCGTGGGCAACCTGGGTGCGGTGGCTGGATTCAAGCCTGACGTCCTGGATAAGTTCAACTCGGACGAATGGGCTGATGCGTACAGCGACATGCTGGGCGTGGATCCGAAGCTGATCATCCCGAACGACAAGGTGGCGATCATTCGCAAGCAGCGAGCTGAGGCTCAGGCCGCACAAGCCCAGGCGCAAACGATGCAGCAAGGCGCACAGGTTGCGAAAGATCTATCCCAGGCTGACACCAGCGGGCAAAACGGGCTGACCGATGTGATGAACATGTTCAGCGGATACAACTCACCATCAGCAATTGAGGTTTAAACCATGGCCATGATCAACTTGAAAGAAGTCCAAGAGCACAGAGAGGCCGAGATCTACAAGGCCAGTGAGTATGGCTACGGCACGATGATTGATCTCGATGGTGAGACTGTCGAAGCACTCGGCCTGAATGGCGCACTGGCAGCTGGTCAGAAGGTCACGATCCAGGCAGTGGGCGTGGTCATCCGTCGCAGCGAGGAGCTCGAAGCCGGCGATGACTCAGGTGGTAAGGACACCAATGTCTGCATTCAGCTGACCGACATCGACGTCAAGCAGCAGGGCAAGGCTGATTCTGCTGCTGCAGCGACGATGCTATACGGCAGTGATGACTGACCGGGTACGCGTGAGACGCCTGGCTAACTTTACATTTCAACCATGAGCACATTCGATCCACTGGACCTGCGAGGCCAGGAGCGCGTCAAAGAGCAATCTGAGGAGCGCACAAAGCTGGCCCTGCAAAACGAGCAGGACGATTTCAAGTGGCTTATGAGTAGCAAACGTGGTCGCCGCATTGTGTGGCGACTGTTGGAGCGTACTGGTGTGTACCGTAGCTCGTTCACAGGCAACAGCGAGACATTCTTCCGGGAAGGTCAGCGCAATGTCGGTCTGATGCTGATGGCACAGATTAACGAATTCTCTCCAGACCAGTACGCGTTAATGCTCAAGGAGCAGCAAGATGGCAGAAAGCATGATGACGGAAACGGGCGCACCTAACACTGAAGCCCAGCCTACATCCTCCGCGGCGACGGACGTGGCCAACGCTACGACCACACCCGCAACACAGCAGCAAGCAACCGAAGGCACGACTGCACCCACCACGACAGATGCTGGTGCTGTGCAGAAGACCGAAGGCGAACAGGGAAACTCAGACGGCAAGCCGGCTGGAGCACCTGAGATGTATGAGTTCACCGTCCCTGATGGCATCCAGATGGATGAAACAGGGTTGGCTTCGTTCTCAGAATTCGCCAAGGAATTGGACATGCCGCAGGAAGCTGCGCAGAAGATGCTCGAAAAGATGGGACCTGCATGGCAACAACGCCAGGCTGATGCCATCGCCACGGTTCATAACCAGTGGAAAGACGCATCGACTTCGGACAAGGAATTCGGCGGCGACAAGCTGAGTGAAAACCTTGCAGTGGCCAAGAAGGCGCTCGATACCTTCGGCACACCGGAACTGAGCAAGCTGCTGAAAGAAACTGGCCTGGGAAACAATCCGGAGATCATCCGGGCGTTCTACCGGGCAGGCAAGGCAATCAGTGAAGACTCGTTCGTCGCAGGCAGCCAAGGCAAGCCCACTAGCGGACGAGACGCATCGAAGTCTCTGTATCCGAATATGCAATCTTAATTTGAAAGGAAGTACATCATGGCAGCTCTCTCCACTTCAGCCCTGACCCTCGCGGACTGGGCCAAACGTATTGACCCAGACGGCAAGGTTCCAACCATTGCCGAACTGTTGTCGCAATCCAACGAGATCCTCGAGGACTGCGTCTTCATGGAAGGCAACCTGCCGACCGGCCATCGCTCCGTCATTCGCACCGGCTTGCCGACTGTGTACTGGCGCGCAATCAACCAGGGTATTCCGACTTCCAAGTCGACCACTGCCCAGGTTGATGAAGCCTGCGGCATGCTCGAAGCCTACTCTGAAGTCGACAAGGACCTGGCAGAGCTCAACGGCAACACTGGTCAATTCCGCTTGTCGGAAGACACCGCGTTCCTGGAAGCAATGAACCAGACCCAAGCGCAGACCCTGTTCTACGGCAATCCTGGTACCGATCCAAAGCAGTTCCTGGGTCTGGCCACACGTTACAGCGCCATCTCTGGTGCCGGTAACTCGCAGAACATCTTGTCCGCAGGCGGCTCTGGCTCCGACAACACATCGATCTACCTGGTCGTGTGGGGTGAGAACACTGTGTTCTGCCCATTCCCGAAAGGTTCCAAGGCTGGTCTGAACCACGAAGACCTGGGCTTGAACACCGTATGGGATAACGCTGGCGCACGCTACCAAGCGTACCGCACCCACTACCAGTGGAAGAATGGCCTGGTCGTCAAAGACTGGCGCTATGTCGTCCGCATCTGCAACATCGACGTGTCTGATCTGATCGGTCAAACCGGCACGCAAGCAGCATCTGCTGCGACCGCGATCATCAAGCTGATGGCCCGCGCTTTGTACCGCATCCCGAACATGGCAATGGGTCGCCCTGCGTTCTACATGAACCGCACGGTCCACTCTGGTCTGGCTCTGGCTGCAATGGACAAATCGCAGTACGTCCTGAAGATCGAGCAAGGCCTCACGCAGTTTGGTCAACC